GCAAGACCTTGTACAACGGGAAACGATTTTTCTTCGTTCCCGACCAATTGGGAAACTACCAATTGGTATCCAGACGAAGAGGCTGGATGATGGGTGACATGATGACGAAAGTCATACTCACCATCGCTCATGATGCAATTTGCCGCATGAGCCGCCTACAAGTGTACAGTCTTGTGGGCGATGATGAGATTGCACTTAGTGCGACAACTCATCAATTGTCGACACAGATCGACAATCTTCAGACCATATTCAAAGTGTCTGAAGAGGACACGTATATTTCGTGTCACCTCGCCTTTTATTGCGAGGAGGGGACGCTCGTGCCACAAAGGGCCTCGTCCTCTAACCACGTCCAAATGAGACGTGGTGAGGAGCTGTCATACTTGGACTATCCAAGATTCAGGCTCCTGCTACCTCAGATTTCTGAGGTAGATGCCTACTCCATGAGTAATTCGGGTAGGTTCGCGCTCCTAGGGAAGGAGGCGCGTTGGGTTGACAATGTTAACCCAAAGGCGCGCAAGTATTTTACTCGCGCGTCCCTCCTGCAGCACATACTCGTGCCGCAGGAGCCGGACTGTATCAGTCCGTACGTCCCCATAGAGATTGGGGGCGATGGGGCAATGCCCCACTCGCCAGGCTTCCTGGCGAGGGTCGTTGCGGATAAGTCCCGCAACGCCAGAGAGGTCATGTACAGAATGGCCTCCCTCATGTCCGGTACAACCGGACATAGGTACGTGCGGTCTGACCGCACGGACAAGGTGGTGCACAAACACCATCTTTACCTTCCAAAGATGGAGGGGCTGCGGGAACTTTTACCTGCAGACTCTGTGATTAAACCTAACACAGAGGAGGGGCTGCTTCTTTTGCGGTCCCTAAAGGTGGACAACATTTGCACACCGGAGCGGGCTTTCTTTAAGCTCGCTAAAGCGGCCTACTATAGGGCGCTTCTGGCGGGTTTGGACCCGCCAGAGCCGACATTCTCACTTGAGAGAAGTTATTCGGCTGGACACACGGAAGACCCGTATGTCAACTTCCCGGACTTTTTGGAAGCCTGGAAGAATCCTGGATTCGTCTTCCAGGATAGCTACGATTATTTCGTAGACTTGGAGGCCTTGGGTCTCCACAACCCAATGCAATTGGGTTGGCGTTTTGGGCCAACTGCCCAAATACGATCTGGGGAATTGTTTTCCCAGTGGGTGAGGGATAACCTCACTCTGGAAGACCAGGGTCTTCCCGATGTTCTGGATTCAATCCGGAACATGCGGCCATTACCAGAATGGGTGATGGCCAGACTCAATTTGTACATTGAGTCCGACAACTACATAATGATGCAGTTGCGTAACCGTGGGACATACCCACGGTTCATCCTTGTCGTCACGCGCGACAAGAAACTCTGCATACGAATGCAGAGATGGTTGACCGCGAACGGTCACACCTCGAACATTATATTGTTCGATCCGGCTATCTATATGATGGGCCGGCTGACTGACATTGAGTCAGTCAGAGTCTTCACATGGTATAAACCATTTGAAGGAGACGTCGACTTCATGGTCGACCCTGGAGCTATGCTCCACGTGGACTATACTGAGTTCACGGATGGCTTCCCTAATGAGGAAGACTACTTCGATAGACCTATCGAAGTATTGGATGCAGTACCACGTCATCCTGATGTGGTACTCGTGCGCTTAGCGCACGCACGCAACTAAGTTGCGGAAGTAGTGCATAGCACTGCTCTCACGGCTTAAACCAACACTGGTAGCCGCGGATTCTGGGTTTTCACC